AAAACCTTTACATCAAAAACTGACGGTGCAACATTCACACTTCCGGCGATTGCAATTGGAAATACATTTACATTTGTAAACACGGCTGAAGACGGAACTAATACTTTAACTATTAGTCCTAATTCAAGTGATGGTATTTTGTACCTAGGAGATTTGACAGATGACAAAGATGTGATTAATACAAAATCAACATCTAAAGTTGGTGACTTTGTTAAAATTGCGTCTTTAAACTCTACTGCCTTTTGGACAGTAGTTGAAGCTCAAGGTGTTTGGGCTAAAGAGTCGTAATAAATAATTAAAGATGCTCCTTCGGGAGCATCTTTTTAAGGAGATAAATATGAGTACATATCCAGTGGATATAAAACTAAAAAGAATAACAAGTAATTCAGCGAATCAAGAAATTTTTGCAGGGCCTGCTAGAGTTTTAGGATTTTCTGCAAATTGCACAGCAGGAGCTGGGACTATTGATATAGAGGATAATGGAACTTCACTTGGTATTTTTGGAACGCCAGATGGATCTAGTAGTCCTTTTGTGTATAATGTAACTTTTCCAGGAACTGGTTTGAGGTGTGAAACAAAACCAACCTGTTCTTTGGGTACTATTGCTGACGTAACATTTTATTACGGATAGGAGTTTAGATGGCTAATACGACTTCTGGCTCTTATATTTTTGATAAGAACCTAGGCATAGATGAAATCATCGAAGACGCATATGAACGTATTGGTCTTCAAAGTGTATCAGGTTATCAATTAAAAACAGCAAAACGATCTTTAAATATTTTATTTTCTGAATGGGGTAATAGGGGACTTCATTTTTGGGAAGTAAAAAATCAGAATATTAAATTAGTTGAGGATCAATCAGTATATACTTTTTATCGTTCGCCCGCAGATGGTGCATCTGAAGGTATTCCCACTACTTTATCTGCAGGAATAAATGCAAGTGTCACCACAATTGGTGTAGCATCAGTTACAGGGATGCCAACAAGTGGCGGAATTATAACTATTAATAGTGAACAAATTAGATATACAGGAATATCAACTTTAGACTTAACGGGATGTACAAGAGGAGTAAACGGCAGCACGGCCGCTACTCATAGTTCCGGAGATACTGTTACACAATTTCCAAATGGAATGACAGATATTCAGGAAGCTAATTATAGAGTGGTTTCAACAACTGTTGATACTCCAATGACAAAAATTAGTAGATCTCAGTATCAAGGATTTTCAAATAAAACAGCTACAGGTTTACCTACTCAGTACTGGGTACAAAGATTTATAGATAAAGTTACAATGACTATATATTTAACTCCTGGCGCAGCACAGGACGGAAACCTAATTAATTTTTATTACACAAAACGAATTGAAGATGTTGGCGCTTTTACAAATGCAGCTGATGTTCCATATAGATATGTACCTTCTATGGTAGCTGGACTATCCTATTATTTAGCAACTAAATATGCACCACAAAGAACACAAGAATTAAAATTATTATATGAAGATGAATTATTAAGAGCTGAAAAAGAGGATGGTTCTTCTAATTCTACTTATATAGCACCCAAAATTTACTATCCAGGAACATAATGACTACATTTTCACAGGGCAAATATGCATTAGCAATATCAGATAGATCAGGTATGGCCTTTCCATATAATGAAATGGTAAAAGAATGGAACGGCGCATTTGTCCATATATCAGAGTACGAACCTAAACAACCACAACTTCAACCCAAACCAACAAGTGCAGATCCACAGGCATTGCAAACAGCAAGACCTGCAAGAACAGAATTTGGAAGCCAGGATTTTTTACCTTTAAATCCTTTTACAACTTCATCTGATACAACTTTGACTGTTTCATTTGAAAATAATCAGCTACAAGTTAATGATGTTTTAAGGTTTACTTCTGTTAAAGAACCCGTTGGTGGGGTTTCAGTTGCACAGCTACAATTACAAACTACCTTGAATGGAGATATTACGGCCAGTGCTACAACAATTACTTTAACCGATGGATCTAATTTTCCTACATCAGGATCCATTATGATTAAAAAAATTGATAGTTCTACCGGATTGTATGCAAATGAAATTATTACATACACTGGAAGATCATCCAATGATCTAACCGGATGTACGAGGGGAACTTCCGCCGTTTATCGGGGATATACTCCTCCATCAACAACGGCTGGATCTCATGATTCCGGAGCCACGATTTATGGATCTTTTAAAGTTGTTTCTTTAGTCGGAACAGATAGTTTTACAGTAACATTACCTAGTGCTGCAACAGGTACTGAAAAAGGTGGAGGATTTAATTGTGTTATTAGTCCTCTTAATGTAGAGAGTTTATAATGGCAGGATTTACTTATTCAAGTTTAGTTGATGATATCAGAAGCTATACCGAAGTTGACAGTTCGGTTTTAAGTGCTGCTATTATTAATAGATTTATTGAAGATGCAGAATTTAGAATTTTTTATGATGTTCCACTTGATGCATATAGATATGTGACAGAAGGAACGTTAGCAGCTGATGATAATACCATAAATGCACGTGGTAAAGGAAGTAAAGGAGCAACGGGTACTGTTTTTGTAAGAGGAGTAGAGGTATTTAATTCTACAACCAATACCGAGGGAGCCGGGAGCTGGCTGGAAAAGAAGGACCAGACCTATTTAAGCGAATATACGGATAGATTAACAGGTACTAAAGGCGATCAAACAGCTCAGGACGTTACAGGATTTCCTAAATATTATGCGATGTTTGGAGGAGCAACTGGAACCTCAGACACTACTTCTGGAGGGATGTATATAGCTCCAACTCCAGATTCTAATTATTATTTTAGGGTGTATTATGATATGGTTCCTAGTAGTTTAGTGACTGAAACATCGGGGACTTATGTAAGTCAGTATTTTCCGAGTGGACTTTTATATGCCTGTCTGGTAGAAGCATATGGATATTTAAAAGGTCCGCAGGACATGTTGACATTATACGAGAATAAATATAAACAAGAAGTACAAAAATTTGCAGGAGTGCAAATTGGAAGACGAAGACGAGATGACTATACTAGTGGAACAGTTAGAATACCAGTTAAGTCTACGTCTCCGTAAATAGGAGAAAAATATGGCAATAACATCGTGTTTAACAAATACTTTTAAAGAAGAGCTTTTACAAGGTCATCACAGCTTTAACGCTTCTGGAGATACTCCAGCAGGTAGTGCTTTTAAAATAGCATTATATTCTAGTAACTCAGCAAGTTTGGGAACAACTACAACTGTATGGGCGGCTGCAAGTACTCCGTCTGCAGATCCTACAGATACATACGAAGTTACAACAACATCTTCAGGATATAGTTCCGGAGGATCAGCTTTAACAAATACTGGAGTTGCAAAATCAACAACAACTTCTTACACAGATTTTTCTGATATCTCCTGGACATCAGCTTCTTTCACTGCAAGAGGATGTTTAATTTATAATTCATCCACTATTAGTGGTTTAACTACAAACGCTTCTGTTTTAGTTATAAATTTTGGAGGAGACAAAACTGTTTCTTCTGGAACTTTCACACTTCAGTTTCCAGCTAACGATTCATCCAACGCGATTATAAGACTAACGTCATCGTAGGAGGGCAGGTCCTATGGCATCAGTCTGGGGAGGAGATAGTCCTTTAGTAGCCTGGGGGCAAAACGCCTGGGAATCTAATACAATTACCGCATCTCTTACCGCTCCAACACCTATAACAGCCAGTCTTGGAACTATATCTCATGAAATGGCTTATGACCTAACTGGGATATCTTCAACCGGTTCTCTTGGAAGTGTTATTATTTCTTTAGCTCCAATTATTCCTCTTACGGGTTTTTCGGCAACTGCTTCTCTTGGGACTATATCTCATGAAATGGCTTATGACCTAACTGGAATATCTATAACTGCTTCTCTTGGAACTATATCTCATGAAATGGCTTATGACCTAACTGGGATATCTTCAACTGCTTCTCTTGGATCATTAACTATAACAGATATGGCTATTGGTTTAACTGGAATATCTATAACTGGTTCTCTTGGGACTATATCTCATGAAATGGCTTACGACCTAACTGGAATATCTTCAACTGCTTCTCTTGGGACTATATCTCATGAAATGGCTTATGACCTAACTGGGATATCTTCAACTGCTTCTCTTGGATCATTTTCTTTTTTAGCTTATACTGATATCGGTATCTCTGGAAATACAGCTTATTCTGATGTTGACGTAACAGGAAATACATCATATACAGATATAAACCACGTAGCGTAGGAGAAAAAATTTATGGCATCAACTTATACACCACTCGGTGTTGAAAAAATGGCAACCGGCGAGAATGCCGGTACTTGGGGAACAAAAACTAATACAAATCTACAGATTATTGAGCAATTTGCTGGTGGATTTACACAACAAGCAGTAACAGACGGAGCTGACACAGATCTTTCTGTAACTGATGGAAATACCGGTGCAACTCTTGCACATAGGGTTATAGAATTTACAGGAACGCTTTCAGCTAGTAGAAATGTAACTATTCCAATTGACGTTCAAACTTTTTATTTAATTAAAAACTCATGCACAGATGTAGTAGTTTTTAAATATGTATCAGGGTCAGGAAATAGTGTTACTCTTCAATCTGGTGATATGAAAATGGTTTATGCCACAGCCAATCATGGGACCAATCCAGATATTGATGAGTGGTATACTAATAGAATTAGTGGGACACTAACAGTCGGTGTCGATGATACTGGATATGATGTTAAATTCTTTGGTGCTACAAGCGGCAACTATATGCTTTGGGATGAGAGTGAAGACAGTTTAGATGTTGTTGGAGACTTAGACGTAGATGGTGGCACAATAAAATTAGACGGAAATTATCCAACAGGTGATTGTAATGTAGCTTTAGGAAATACTGCGTTAGCTAGTGGTTCGTTAAGTGGTTCACATAATGTAGCAATTGGATTTAGTGCTTTAACCTCTAACACATCTGGTGCAAGTAATACAGCAATAGGTAGATCAGCAATGTCAACTAACACTACTGGTGATTGTAATGTTGCTATAGGTCAAAATGCTTTGTTACAAAACACAACAGGTGGTTTAAATGTTGCAGTTGGTCGTTTTGCTTTAGATAATAATACTACAGCTTCAAATAACACAGCAGTTGGTTATGAAGCTTTAGGTGCTAATACTACAGGTGCTTCTAATACAGGAATAGGAAAAGTAGCTTTAATTGCTAACACAACAGGTTCAAGTAATACTGGTATAGGAACAGCAGCTTTAGATGCTAATACTACAGGTGCAGACAATACAGCAGTAGGTACAAGTGCATATAGTGAAGGTACTACAGCATCATGCAATACGGCAATTGGTAGATTATCACTGTATGGTACTACAACAGGTGCTTCAAATACAGCGGTAGGAAAATCAAGTATGGAATGTAACACAACAGGCGCTTACAATGTAGCAGTAGGTTCAAGAGCGGGAGATGCAAATACAACAGGTACTCAAAATACTTTTGTAGGTGGAGATTATAATGGTGGACCTGGTGGAGCAAACACTACAGGTGGATGTAATACATTTATAGGTAATGATTCTGGAATGAAAAATACTACTGGAAGTTTTAGTACATCAGTAGGTGCGGAAAGTTCATGTAATGGTACTACAAGTCATTCAAATTCAGCTTTAGGTTATAAAGCTCTTAAAGGATTAACAACAGGAACAGGTAATGTTGCAGTAGGAAGAGAAGCCCTGGTAGCTATTACGACTGGTGAAAACAATATAGCAGTTGGTGCATATTCTTTACTATCTAACACAACAGGTTCACATAATGTAGCAGCGGGAGTATATGCTTTAGATGCTAATACTACAGCAGGCACTAATGTAGCAGTTGGATATGGTCCATTAACAGAAAACACAACAGGTTGTGAAAATACGGCAGCAAGTGTTTATGCATTATGTGCTAATACGACAGGTGTTGGAAATGTAGGTATTGGTCCTAGAGCTGGTTGTGCTATAACTACTGCAAATAATAACATAATTATTGGTAGACAAGCAGGTTCTTGGTCTGGTGGTTCACTTCTTACAACAGGCAATGAAAACATACATATAGGTTATGCTACTGGAGGTGCATCTACAAGCGTCACTGGTGAAATGGTTATTTCAGCAAGTGGTAGTGGTGCTGTTGGTAAAGGTAGTGCAACTGGATTTATAAATCCAAATGGTGGTGGAGTTTATCAAGGTGACAACGCCTCTACTTGGTCAACAACATCTGACAGAAGAATTAAGAAAAATATTGTTGATAACAATACAGGTTTAGAAAAAATAGATAAAATAAAAGTTAAAAACTTTGAATATAAAACTAAAGATGAAATTACAGAAGTACCAACTCATTCAGCAATAGATAAACAAGGTGTTCAAGTAGGTGTTATTGCACAAGAGATAGAAGAAGTTTTACCAGATGTTGTTCATACAGAAACAACAGGAGTTAAGTCAGTAAGCCCTGACAACATTACTTGGTACTTAGTCAATGCAGTAAAAGAATTAAAAAAAGAAATAGACGAATTAAAAAATAAATAATGAATACATATGTAGTTGAAGGTGGCATAGGAAAATGTGTTGCTTTTTCAGCACTAATACCAGAGTTAAGAAAAAAATCTGAAATACAAATCTATACACCTTACATTGGTTGCTTTGCAAATAATCCAAATGTTAAATTGGTATTAGAGCAAACTTTACCAATTCAAGATAAAAGAATAATGGCTTCAGATAATATTTATTATTGTGAACCTTATAAATCTAATTTTCAATTTGGTAAGCAACATTTAATTGAAAGCTATTGTGAACATCATGGTGTTAAATTTGATAAAAACTTAAAACCTAAACTCTATACAGGTAATCATGAAGAAACTGTAAAGAAGTGGTTGACAAAATTTGATTTTGCTAAACAAGGTGTTGAAAAATATATTTTAATTCAATTTTCTGGTGGTCAATCTAAATGGAACTATGGAGATAATGTTCAGTATACAAATATAAATCCAAACAGAAATTATCAACCGTTTTTAGCACAACAAGTAATTAATTATTTAAAAGAAGAATACAAAGATACAACTATTATTGATTGTAGTTTGCCAAATGAACCTAGTTATAAATATACTATTAAGTGTGATTTACATTGGGCAGAAATACATGAATTATTAAAAGGTGCAGAGGGCTTTATAAGTATAGATAGTTGCCTACAGCATTTTTCAGCATCAGCAGAAAAGCATGGTGTTGTAATATGGGGTAGTACCAGATGGACACAATTTGGCTATTCTCATAATACAAATTTACATTTTCACATGGAAGATA